AAACCAACATCACTGGAAGAGATGCCGCTTTTTGTCGGTAAACCACTGGTGAACATGTCTGCTTATAAGGAATTTGTCCATGCAATTTGAAACAACAATCGTAGTACTGGGTGCTAAAGCGTCTAAGGGTGAATACAACGGCCGACCGTTCGATTCAACCAAAATTTTTGCACAAGCTGAATTACAGGAAGGTGAAAACTTCGCTGGCTTTGTTTCTACGGATTACACGTGGGGTACATCGTTCAATTTTGAACGTATCAAAGGTCTTGAATACCCATTTAAGGCAAAAGCAACGATGAAAAGCGTATCCAACGGCAAAGATTCAAAAACCATCTTGGTTGATCTAGTCCCCGAAAAAACAGCGCCTAAGGCTTAAGGATTTTAAGAAATGGCTTACCAATGTACCCAAATTGATGAAATTACAAATCAGTGTCTCCACTGGGTACAGGTTGGCTTTCTCGGTTTGCCCGATATTTCTGTTGAACAAGCGGGGCAACTTTGTGTAGCGATAGGTCTTGTACTTGCTGCTGCATGGGGATTTAAAAAGCTTGCTTCAATTCTCAAGTAAAAAAAGGAGATTCACATGAATCTAAAAAACGTTGAAGTGATGGAAAACACTCAAAAAACCACTAAAAATCGTTTCTTGCCTGCTGGTATTGGTGCTGGTGCGCTAATGGCTGCTAGTGCTTCAAATGCTGCGATTGATACAACTGAAATTGTTTCCGAAATTGCGGGTCTTGCTGTTCCTATCGCTGCGATTGGTGCTGCAATTCTCTTGATTTTGGTCGGTATCAAGGGCTGGAAACTTATTCGTCGAGCTATGTAATTAGGCTAGTGAGCGTTTCAAGAAAGGGCGTTCTTTGGATCGTCCTTTTTTAAATTTAAACTTGGGGAAATATAATGTCATGGCTAATAGTAATAATATTTGTACTCGCTTTATTAATTATGTTGCGGTCTTGATATTAGTTTTTTTATCAAGTTCTGTTTTTGCTGCCGGTGGTTCTTTTGGTGGCGGTGGTGCTTCGGGTTCTTGGGGTTCTCCTTCTCGTGACTGTAAAAATGCTTTAGGTCAAACACCAAAAGACATAATAGATACTTATTGTGCCAATGAAATTGCATCAGGTTCTATGACAGTTTGTAGATACGAAAGTGCCAATTTTAGACTTCCTCATGTTGATATTACTTTTTGGTACGCAAGAAGCAATTTTAGTGGCGGTTATTCAAGTACGACTTCTTCAGGTTTCTCATGTGGTGACGAAAAGTGTCCTGATGGTTATGAGAAAGATGCAAGCGGCAAATGTCAGCCAAAAAAATGTCCTGTAGGTGAAACGCTTGTAAATGGTCAATGTCAGAAAAAACAATGTCCTGCTGGTCAAGCTTTAGATTTAAACGGCAATTGTATGTTTGCAGATGATCAGTGTCCTGCTGGTCAATCGCTCGTAAATGGTCGCTGTGCTATATCGGACAATCCAGATGATCCTGAACAAAATCCAGATGATCCTGAACAAAATCCAGATGAATGGCCTACATTTTGTGAATGGGCTAATGAGATGTGTTCATGGCATAAAGAATGGCAGCAATGGTCAAATGACTACAATTCAAATGAACAAACAGCAAATTTAGATCGAAAAGAATTAAAAATCGGTATAGATCAAATCAAGCAACAAGATCAACAATTCTATGATGAGCTTCGCCTATGGCTTAATAACTTCAATCCAAATGATGGTGACCCTTCAGAACAAAACCCATCAATTGACTTTCCTGTATTTTGCGATTGGTCAGTACAAGTTTGTAATTGGTACTTAGATTGGCAAGATTGGAGAACAGATTACACCGCAAATAATGAACAAATAAAACAGCGATTAGATCAACACCTTGATCGTCTACAACAAATAAAAGAACAAGATGCAGAACATTATGAAGAATCAAAGAGCTTCTTTAATCGTGCTCTTGAATTTTTTGATGAAACTTTAAGCTTTTTTGATGAAATCAGAGATTTTTTAGATCAAGAAGGCACTGATCAGGAAAATGATAATTCTGGTGAAATTACACCAGAGGAAAAAAATATTGAGGTAGACGAGACGAAAAGAATTAATTTCGTTTCTTCTTGTCCTGCTGGTGAACAAGTCTCTGTCACTTTTATGGGTAAAACTGAAAACTTAGAATTTTCATATCAGCCACTTTGTCAATTTATGAGCATGATTAGGCCGTTTGTTATCGCTATCGCATATCTCATTGGTGCATATATCGTTATGGGTCTTTCTAGGGGGTCAAGTGAATGATTTTAAGATTTATATTTTGGATTATTGGATTTGTTCTAGGTTCAGCATTAAAGCGAATTTTGGTAGGTGCTGGCCTTGCGATTGTTTCAAGTCAAATCATTTTAAGCATTATCAATGTTTATATAAATAAAGCACTTTCTGGAATGTCTTTTGGTCCATCAAGTGCAATGGCATTTCTTGGTTTGTCTGGTGCTGATGTCGCTATTTCTATTTTAATTGGTGCTTTAATCGCTCGCGCAACGATGGAAGCTATGAATCTCGGATTTAAAAAAGTAACGGCATAACTTTAGCGTGTGGCGTTCCGTGAACGCACATCACGCTAAAGTTATGAAGGATAATTATTATGATCGTACTCACAACAGGCACACCAGGAAGCGGAAAAACATTATATGCAGTTCATACAATTGTTGAACGTGAACAAAGCAATGCTAAGCATTTAAAACTCAATCCGCATATTTTTAACCGTAACTTTGAAAAGATAGAAAATAATTGTGATAAACAAATTTTAATTAATGTTTCTGATTTTGACGGAGATCAGAAAGTTTATGAAGACATGAGAAATGCTTTAGCTGAATACGATCAGACAAGTATTACTGTTTCAACCTTGTTTGATTCGTTTCAGTCTTTCAGCGGTTTTTCATTAGAACAGCGATATGAAGCATATTTTTATGATACGGTTATTTATAACCTCATTTTAGATTTAATTAATAACCAGCTTGATTTAAAACTTGAGCACATTCTACATGTGCGCCAGCAATATGCAGACATTAACGGTCTTAAAGTTGATCACGTTTTAAAAACGCCTGACGATTGGCGTACTACGCCCGACGGCTCTATTGTTTATTATGATGAAGCACAACAGCATGAACGTTATAGATCTGGTACTCAGTCAAACAAAGATGAAATTGTCCAAAAATTACAGGTGCACCGTCATACAGGTCATGATATTTGGTTTATTACCCAATCGCCTAGATTCTTGAATGCTTTTGTTCTTGACCTTGTTGGAGAGCATTATCATTTGCACCGTCCCTACGGTGCAAAATTGGCATCTGTTTACTACTGGAGAAGCTGCCGTAAACAACCGCAATCAACTGCAAGCCGTGAACTTGCTGAAAATGAATTCTTATTTAAATATCCTAAGTCTTTATTTAAGCATTATAAATCTGCGACTTCTCACAGCGTAAAATTCAAGATTCCTAAAAAGTTTTTTATCATTGGCACAGTTGCAATCTGCTTGGGTATCTTTGTTTGGAATATGGTCTTTAGTGACAAGTCACAAAAATTTATTAATCCTGAATCAGTCAAAGAAGAATCAAGCCAAAAAAATCAGCAAGGGGATAAGCAACAAGCTGCTTCAATTGCTCCCGATCTGTTAGATCAGGAATGTCGAAAGGGTATAAATGTTGAAAAGCCTGAGTGTGTTCAATGGTTTGATTCAAAATCTAAACAGAATAATTCTGAATCTAACATTCAGCGTGTTTCTTATAATCCTGATAAGCCTTTTGATCAGCAGGAAATACAAGATTCCATTCAATATGAAGTAACAGCTATGCCTGTTTTTTCAGGATGTACTAAATTTAACGGTAAATATTATGCTTATACTCAACAAGGTACTAAGCTTAATGTCACCAGTGAAGACTGTAGAAAATTAATTGAAAATGGAGATCGTCCATTCAACTATTTTAAAGATACTCAACAACAGGCTCAACAGCAGCCTACTTATCAAGAAAATCCAGTAAGTGAAAAGTCTTATATAGAATATCTTTCAAAGCGTTATAAAGATGATTCTTATCCTGAGCTTAATAATGCTCAGGTTCAGCAGAACAGCCAAACGATTCCACAAGGAACTATTTAATGAATCAATTCATTGTTGATAAAGAAGTAATTCAAGAATTAAATAGAGGTCTATTTTTCGTTGGTGAAATGGGCTTTATTGTTGGTTTGTTTTTCGGTATTTTGATTGGATGGATTTTGTATTCATGCTTAGAAAAATACTATAAGGAAAATTAATGCGTTTAATTGCTTGTTTTGGTGTCGGTATCGTTGTCATAGCTTTATTGATTTACATAGATTTTAAGTTGTTTTTTCCTTACTGAATTTATTAAAAATCAAATAATTTTCGATATTTCAAAATTCAATTATAGAGCGAGTGTCTACGAGTGATTCGAGGTTTCGATTTTATGATCATCTTCTCCTTGATTACAAGCTCCCATTTAAACTTGATCGGTAGGTGCAGAGCATCCCGAATGGGTGCGAACTGATATGAGTAATAGACATATATACGGCACTGTTATATACAACAGGAATAAAGGTGTTTTACGCAAAGAAGACTATGTTTTTATGCGTGAATGCTTAGAAAAGTATTTAGAATATATGCAGTTATCTGATTTCGATCATTCACAGCAAATTGATGATTTAAAACAGCTTTTTATTAAATTGGATCACACAATAAACAGGCTGTAATGCCGAACTAGCGGCTTATAACATGCGGGTTACGATTGACTAAATTTGAATCAAAATAGGGTGTTTTTATGCGAATTGATTTGAATGCTTTAATTTTTGCATTGGTTCTTTTGGCATTTCAGCCATTTTTGTTTTATGGATTGGC